TTGAAGATAAAATGAGTGAAATGAAAGTGTAGGGGCAAACGGTGAGGCTTAGGTGTATTTTCTATATATTATCATGACTGCAACCAAAGCTATTGCCAAAATTACGAATGCCCACAACATATAGTTTACAATGTTTGCGATTGGTGTAAACAAACTCCCATCTATGCTATAAAATATACCAGTAAAGTCGTTTGCCAAAACTATGATAAGCAATAAAAACGGTATTAGGACAAAAACTGCGATAAAGAATACTGCAAACGGGTTCAACTTTGGGTCACTTAAACATATGTTTGAGCAGAGTTTAAAAAAAGTTTATTGTGGTTTGACCGAACTAACTGTCATAAGGAGTTTCCATATTGCAATCCTTAGGAGTTCACTTACTTGTATACTGTTCTCTTCAGCAATTTGCTTTAGCCTGTCTAACGTCTCTTCATCAATTTTTACACTTGCTTGCTTCTTCTCGTCTATCGGGATGGACAGGGCTATTTTTAGTATATCGTCGTTTGTTATACCTTCTTGGATAAGATAGTTTATAGCGTCTCTCATGAACGAAGATTTATTCTTAGTCTTAGATTCAATCAATTCAATTGCACTACGTTCTATTCTGAACGACACGATTCTTTTTCTCGTAACGGGATTTCTCATGATTATGTTCTTACCAGATTATTTTTTAAAATAGCAGGGGTTAAGGGGGCGGAAGTCTCCCTCCGTAAGGTGGGACGAAAGAAAAAACAACTCACATAGCTGTTTTTCCATCACCCTACTTATTGTCTAACTGGTTAGGCAAAAAGGTTTAAATACCAGTTTTGGCATATATATGTTTGACCAAAAATGGTGGAAAAAGAAGAAAAAGTAAAAAAATTTATAGAAAGTTTAGGAAATGTAGAATGTCATAAAGGTACATTTACGGACGTATTATATAATCTATATAATCTCAGTGGCTATTATTACTGGTGTGATCGCAAGGATAAATGGTTTGCTATTATTATAGACCCAAGTGGCGTGTACATTAGAACACCTTTCCATTTTTCAAAGTCTGACCAGGTGATATCAAAGCTGTCTGAAGTATTTAATATAAACATTGATAAACTAAGGTTTTCAGAATTAGGTTTCTTCCGTGTATTCAAGCTAGAACCATTGCCAGACGAAATAATTAACCTTAACTTAACTACTGATGATGATGAGATAGACCTTTCTACTACTAAAAACAACAGGATTTTAATAGATATCAGAAGCAAAATTTCTCTTTTATATGATAAAGGGACAAAGAAATTCACCATTTCAGAGATAAAGAATTGGGAAACATACGAAAAAATTAGAGATTTCATAGACCAGGACGTTAGAGAAGTCTTAGATAAATTATTGTCATCAAAACCAGAATTTATTGTCAAAACAGATTATGACGAAGGACTAGGCTTAGAAGGTAAACGGAAGGAAATCACGTTGAAGTTATTAAGTAAATTAATGTCAATTTTTGACAAAATTAATAAAATAGAGGTAAGAATTAATGAATATGAAAATGAAGTAACTCTAAACGATATAGTACTAGAACTAAAGGACGAAAATTGGGGAGACGATATACCTATTGATGTAATCGAAAAATTACTGACGCTTAAAAACGCAGTTATTGAACTTCATAAGGACTTTTGGTTCATTAAAGTACATTATAACCATTTGCTAGAGGTTGCTAGTATACTGGGGATTGATCCGATGCAGACGATACACGATATAAATCCCATTAAAGAAAGTCTATTGTTTTACGAGCCTAGAGATTATTATATATTTACTGCTGATTATAGTGGTGACTATTACCATATAGTACCGTCTAGAAATGTTAGAAAATATTTACAACTATTATTAGGAGTTGATATAAGACAGCAAGGTACTAGTGACAGCTTTGAAATTAATGATAGTGACCGCAAATATGTTATAATGCATGGGCATAGAGATGAAATTCATGTCGGAGTTTACAAAGAGAATAAGCTCCTAACGTCCCTAAGGACTTACCTATGGTATTTCGGCGTGGAAAGTTTCAACGAACTCAAAAATCTTGACAAAGAGAAAATTATAGATATAATTAATAGACAAATTAATGAAAGGTACTTCTATCCAATGCCGTTTGACCAGGTTAAACAATACGTCTTAACACTCATTAATAATACCATCATTTTCATTGATGAGGCAATAAACAGTATAGAGACCAGAACTTCAGATTTTCCATCAATGGTTAAAGACATTACAGAGATCAACTGTATGTTTGATGAAAACTGTCAAGTGACATTAGAACTAGATGAAGCAGATAGACTGTCATCTTATTACTCCCTAATTTGGACGAGTGAGGGACATTTGCCTGTGCCGTCTTTCCTAGAATATATTCTTACAGAAGGAAAAAGTGATGAAGAAGATATAAGCATAACAAAGAACGTGATATACTTCATTAGAGGTTACAGCAAAGAGATCCCAGAGTCCGAGAGAGACTATTCATTTGACGACAATGTGAGAGGGGCAGAATCAGAATTATTCCAGAAAGCTGTAGTACTATACAACAAATTGTTGAATGGAAACAAACTACATTACACCGAAGATGATGAGAAATATGACGATGAAGAATGCCCAGAACATACTTTGCCAGATGGTATTGGATACTGCCGTAGCTTTAACTATGAACAATTAATGCAAAAAACTGAGGACGAACTAGCAAATGACATTATAGAATCGCTCAAAAAAATAAGGGAAAGCATGACTAAAATAAAAGAAAAAATGTCAAAAGGGTGACTTACTATGGTGACAGAAATGAAAGAAATTGCCCAATTTATATTACAAAAATTCAGAGTTTGAGGAACGATTCAGAAATCAGAGTTTGTTTAACGGGCATAATTTTCAGGAAGTGATGGGAATAGTCAAAAAATATTTTGGGGACAACGATTCATCGTTGGCTAATGAAATCAACGTATATTCCAACCATATCGTGTAGAACTTTCTCCAGGAAAGGGTTAAGGGGACGGAAGTCAGCCGTGAGGGCGAGGTAGTTCACAAACAGCTGTTTGACCACTTTTTTTAAGTGTAATATACACAAGATAAAGATCATGGATTTCAAAACGTTTAAGGCGTATATGTCCGCATATGATAAACCGTTAAATGTAATGTTCAGGACGGCGTTAAACAAGTTCCCTTTCATGGCTAAGTTAAGGAACGGATTGGAAGTAGAAATAAGATCAAAGAGACACGCCTGGTTTTTTTCGACATTGTATAATCTTGACATCGTTTTTGTCAATGATATGTTTATACTATTTAGATACAGGTACAGGATACTAAAATTCTATTTTGATATAAATGATTTCGTGGCTTTCGGGGAAATTTTCAGAGACGGTATATATAATGTTGATGTGAAAGGAAGGGCAGTAGTTGATGTCGGTGCTGGGATAGGCGATTCGCCGATTTATTTTGCATTAAACGGTGCAAGGAAAGTCTATGCATTTGACGTTAAAGTGACGTACTTAGAGAAGAACATAATGGAAAACAATCTAAAAGACGTCGTTGAACCGATTCGTTGTGAGTGTGGGCTTTCAAATAATTTAGATGTTATAACGCTGAAATACAATATTCCTTCTGGATCTGTACTTAAAGTCGATTGCGAAGGGTGTGAATACAGTTTCTTTGGTGTTGCTCCGCGTTGGATTAGTAGATATCATACAATTGTAATTGAATATCATAACGGCGTTCAACATCTTGCAGATCTGCTTAGAGCATCAGGGTTTAACGTTATGATTAAAGGAAACAAGAAGATCGGCTTAATATATGCCAGGCGACCAACATGAAATATGATCCGCGAATAGCCCAATTGCGTTTCTTCGCATCTTTTTCCGTCGCTTTATATCATTTATGGACGCTACAGCTACAAATACAAATAATTCCTCTCATCTTTTTTAGAGCTGGCTGGCTAGGAGTCCCTTTCTTCTTTGAATTGTCAATATTTCTCCTTCTAAACAGGCTTGATTATAATTCATCGTTTCCACGTTATTTAAAAAGAAGGATAAAACGTATTTGGATACTTTATTTTCCCGCTGTCGTCGTAGTATTCTTAGCAGACAGATACGTGTTCCATATGAGCGTAACATATTACGACTTGATACTCCATTTTGCGTTCGTTTCCTATGTTCTTACACCGTTTTCTTTTCAATATCTGTTCTGGTCTCTTCAGCTGGAGGAATGGATGTACTTAGCCATCCCCTTCATTCATGCGATGAGCGATAAAGCAAAGTTTCAAACAGCTGTTTTATTGGTTTTCATATCGTTTTTCTACAGTCTCTTTATCGTCTTCCTCCCCTACAGCGAGTTCCACTTACTTTACTTTATGCCTCCATTCTGGTTAGGGGCATACGGGTGGGGAATAATTGCTTACCTTTTGAAGAAGAAACAGAAAGATAAATCAGCCAAAAAAGCGAAATATTTCCTGCTAATACTTTACGCTCAATATGTTTTTACTGCACTGATATTTTCCTCTAATGAATTTGTATATGAGTTCCTCACAAGGTTCTTGATTTATAACTTATCATTACCCGCTTTCGCCCTCCTTATTCTGAACCCACCTAAAGTACTTAGCCGAATAACTATCTTCCTAGGCGAGGTGAGCTACGGAATTTATTTATGGACTTTGCTATTTCAAGAACTTTTTGGGGTGACTGGAATAGTTTATGGTATCGTAACTGCAATTGCTACAGAGTTCCCATTGAGGAGAAGAGAAATAATAAGTAGACTGACGCTCTATAGAAGTGCGGGTCGGAATTGAACAAAAAACATATGTTTTGAAACTGGTGAACTACCGTTTGCATCTATAGAAGTGCGGATACATTTGCTTGTGTGCAAAAGAATTCTTAGCGATTAGATTTATTGCTTGTGTGCAATGGGTATCTTATTGAGCGTACTTTTTGCTTGTGTGCAGTGTGATTTTTATTGAAGATATTTCTTGCTTGTGTGCAAGCGGTGACTTATTAAATTTATCTTTTGCTTGTGTGCAGAGGATAAGTTATTGAATAATATTATTGCTTATGTGCAATAGGATTCTTGTTGAAAACCACCCTTGCTTGTGTGCAGTACTTCTTTTATTGAGAAATACTCATGCTTACGTGCAGATTAAGTTTTATTGACTGATTTTCTTGCTGATGTGCAGATGCTCATTTATTGAAGTGATATCTTGCTTACGTGCAATAAAGCGTTTATTGATTGGTCTTCTTGCTTGTGTGCAATGGCATAATTATTGATTTCCTTTCCTGCTTATGTGCATATCCACTATTAGTGAGGTTTACTATTGCTTATGTGCAACAGCTAAGTTATTGAATATGATCCTTGCTTATGTGCAAATTGGTTTTTATTGAAGCTTATGATTGCTTATGTGCAGTTATTTAAAAATCTTTTTCTTCTTAAGCCACGTTGTCACATCATCCCTATCTATCCCTAACTCTTCTATGGTCTTCTCAAACATTACCTTATATTTAATAGTCTTCGTGTCAACGTAATAGTCTGTAATTGGTGATACTATGAAGTCCTCATGTTTCCTTATTACTTCGTACTCCTTTCCAAGAACTACCTTATATGCTTCAGTTAGTGGCACTCCTTCATGGTAATGCATTGACACTGCAAAGTACTGTGATAGTAGTAAGGATATTGCTTTCCTGATAGCAGTCCTCTGTACTCTTAGCTTAGACCAGTCTGGATGTTTAACCGCGATTTCTTCCTTGAATGATTTTATTATCTTAGCGTAAACACCGCCCGCCCGCATGAGGTTGCTAGCCAGAATTCCTAATAGAAACGCCTTAACGGTTCTGTTGTACTTAACGTTTTTCTTCGCTGAAGTACCAATAAGTTTCGTCCCGTCGTTAGGGCATAGCCAACCCTCTTTCGAGGGAACGGCTGGTTTGCCATTCGAGGATTCACCAGAGTAATAATAATACCCGCATTTAGGGCATGTAAACATTACAGCTAAACCAGCGTATTTTCTGAATTTATTGATGTTATATTGAAACCTTGGTGGATATGCATAAACGATTAGTCTAGCACCGTTCATAGCTCCTATTCCCCTAATAAACGCCAAGAATTTAGTAAATTCAGGGAATTTAGTAACAGCATCGCCGATAAGTCCTTTGACTGTCTCCTGCTGTCTGAGCAGTTCCATGAACCTCTCTATGAGGTGGTTAGATGGTGTTTCTTCAACAATTTTCACAGGCTCACCGCAGAGTGGGCATTTATCGCGTTTTTCGTCTTCCTTCAGTAATATCATGTGGTCGTTCTTACATATAGTATATCTCCTGCGGAAGACCCAATTACTTTTCTCTTTTTTTGCTCCTATTCTGTTCCCAAATGCAACTCTAAGTTTCACTAGGTCGTCCCTGAACGCTACCAAATCTTTTAAATAAATTAGATCTGCCTCGCTCATTTCTGATCACATCCTCGCTATAATGTATAGGTAGTCTTCTCTGAGTTGTTTATATTTCACGTAAGCTTCATCTGGCAAAAGCCTTGGGGTATACACTACATGTGAATACTTCTTTTTCAGCTCGTTCTTTAACATAAGCCCGACGTTAACACTATTATAATCTCTAAGCGTATGTTTAGTTTTCAATAATTTCCCAGCAACGTTCACAACGTTCTTGTATACGTGTACCTCAGATGTCGTCATTGTTATTGGTTCTACTGTGATAGCATACGACGATGGCATAGCTTTCATCAATACACCAGACAATCGCGTTTCCGACGGTATAGTCATTAACACGTTACTGAATTTTATTGCCCACGTCTGTGCGTATTTGTGTATCTTTTCTAGTCTCAGTCTATCCATTTTCCCTACCTGCTTTCCAAAACCTATTCCAGCGTCGTCAATTATTATCATGGGAATTTTGCTTATCCCGTAATTTTTCATTGCCTCAATTAAATCGTCAAGCTGCAGGGGATCGATGATAATATGTGCAATAGCGACGTCCCAGTCCCCATATAATGCGTAAGCGAGCCATAACGCTAATGAGGATTTCCCTCCCCTAGCCTCCCCGCTAATAATCGTCGTCTGACCCGTATCGATGGGGACAGGTCTTATTTTTTCAAATTTGTGTTCTCTTCTGTTTATGGCTATCTGGTATATAGTATTCATCATGAGTATTGTTAAATCGGCAATACCTTCCATGTAATATTTTCTAGATAATTCGACAAACTGTTTCTCCATGTAGGGAAAATCAATGAACTTTACATTACCCTGGTACACCTGTGTGTAGTATTTATCAAACATAGGCAATAGCGTATTGTAATCTACTTTCAGCAGTGCCTCCTCTGGGTTTGTGTCGTTTAATTTTATATAATCATTTATTTGCATTGACTTCCACCTTATCTAAGCCGTGTTTCTTTGCAAATTCTTTGATCGCCATTTTCACAACATCAGCCTCTGAGATATCGAAATATTCCGCTATCTTATGCACTAATTGTCTGTCTTCTTCTCTCATCCTCACTACCAAATAAGGTTTTGTCGAAACCATTTTCCCACTGTGTTATAACTTGGAAAAATTACTTTATAAATGGGGGGGTTAGTTTTTCTTCCTGGTCGCATCAACTTCCACCTTTTCCAGAATTTCTTTTTTCAAAATCTGGTAATCTTCAGGTTTCCAGAACTTTATTATACTGTACTGGTCTTTCTGGTCTCTCTCAAATACGACTGGTTTGAGTAATCTGATCTTCACAGTGCCTACTTTTTCCCCAGAAGGATATACATATTTTAAAATAAGGTTCTCGTCATCGAACTGCAGATCGTAGACCTTTTTGGGGAGAAATAGTAAATTAGTCACATTGTATCTACGTTCTTCTTTCGCTAATTTGACAACTATTTTCTCTGGAAATAACAAAACGTTGTATATACCCCTCTTTTTCACGTTTATTGTTACTGAAGTCTCCGATTTTCTTTTAGCTTCAGGGTCGTTACAGTCTGCTTGGTATAATTCGTAAACGTCATCGCCTATCTGGTTGAGCTTATAGCATTCCCATGGAAATGAGTATATCTTAATGTCGTGGTTGTGTGTCTTTACTCTTTTTATTTTTTTCCTGTATCCTCTCTTCATGACTATAACTTAACATGTTTGCTTTAAAAACAGTAGATGGATAGCTGACCTCCTCCCAGCCGTGAGAGGTCAGAGAAGTAAAAATCTACAACCGTGGAATTTTAGAATATATTAAAAAATCTAGAGGTATTTAGTAGTTCTGTAACATATTGTTGCTCTCTTCTTTTAATTTTTCTAAAGCCTCCCTAAACGGATTATTATAGTCAGGTTCTATTCTGTCCCAGTTCCTTTCCGCATCTTCGAGTGCGGATTCGATATCAGACCCTTCACCCCACACTGCTTCACCCCTAGTGCCTGAGAATGTCGCAATATAGAAATCTTCGAAACGCGGGTTGAAATCAGCGAAAAGTGAGTCATCGTCATCGTCATTCTCTTCGTCGTCGTTATCATTCTCTATTTTGTATACAAAGACCCCACCATCTCTCACAGGCTCAATGAGTACTTCTTTTACGGTTACTTCACCAGCTAAGCCTAGTACGTCAAGTTCTTCTAGGTTTTCTTTTTCTAAAGCTTCTCTAAACGGATTGTCGTAGTCACCTTCTTCTCTATCCCACTCCCTTTCCGCGTCTTTTAATGCATCCATTAGAGTGGAACCTGCACCCCACACTACTTCAATATCCGTGCCGTAGAATGTTGCAATATAGAAATCCTTGAAAGGCAGATCGTTGTTATCACTCTTTACTACGTATATAGTGACCGTACCACCATCAACAGGATCCCCCACAGGCACCGTGAATACTTCTTCTACAGTTGCTTTCCCAACTTTGATCTCCGCCATTTTCGTCCCCGAGTATACTCTTTCACAAACAGATATTTAACACATATGTTTGAGGGATTTGCTAAGTATGATAACCCATTTACAAACGGTTTAGCAACTTGTTGGGGATATTAATGCTGTTTATAACAGTGAAGTTGTCACAAACTGCAGGTTTGGCGTTCTTTTTATCATGATTTAAATACAGTTGCCTATGATATACATTTAGTGAGTTGTGATGAATAAAGCTTATTTTCTATTTTGGCAAGCATTCTCTTTACCCATTGC